GCCTGGCGCTTGACCGCTTGCTTGCATTGCTCCACCTACTATACCTAAGGCTATACCGCCTGCAACAAGTCTCATACCTTCTACGGCCGTAACTTTTGCAAACAACATCGGAATACCTATCGCTATCATAGCCGCCCCGATTTGGAGTGCTATGCCTCCAAGCATCTTGACCATTGCTTTTCCTGCATCTTCTAATCCTCCAGACATTAAAGCCGCTCCAAATGATGCACTTGCATTTGTTAAAGCCGATACAATAAACTGCTGCCAACCTCCAATTTTTTCTCCTAATTCATCGAAGAAAACTCCAACTCTATTAACTTGACCTCCTACTGCATCGCCCATTCTTACAAACGCATCAGGCATTTCTTGTATAAATTTAGGCATCTCAAAAGAAAATGATTTTTTTATAATTTCGGCATCTCCTATAAGACCTTGAAATACTATTTTATTTGCTTTTTTTAACCTTTCTGCCTCTTCTTTTGCTAAAGTAGCTCTTTCGTTTGCATAGTGCTTAAAAATAGCATTCCTACGCATTTGATAAGTCATTTCTGTAATCTCGCCTTTAATTTGTGCGTCTACAAGAGCGGCTAACTCATCCTTTTCTCCTTGGTTTACGGTAGCTAAAGACTTAGCATATCCGTCTTTCATTGCTCTAACTCTAAGTTCTTGTGTTTTCTTTACTACGTCAAGAGTTTTTTGCTCGCTATCATCTATCTGTTTAAAAGAGTCTGCAAGCCTTTTATTTGCGTCTGCTTGCTCATCTGCAATAGCATTATAAATAACAACTCCAGCAACTAAGGCAGCCAACCCTACTAAGGTAACTTGCATTGTAGTGCTTAAGGCAACAAAAGCCCCCTTTAACATTTCTACACTTTGAGCCGCTTGAGCTATACCTTGTAAAGCCATCATAGAAGCTATTGCTTTTTCTGCATTAGCCGATTCAAGCCCTATCAAAGTCATAGCACCTACAAAACCTTGAGCCACGCCTGCTGCACCCGATATAGCATCCGCAGCTACTTTAAACTTTTTCTCTGGATGAAAAGCGTTAATAGCATCTTGAACGTCATCTAATTTATCTCTTAATTCAGCGGCCGCTTGTGCTGATTGTCTAAATGCTTCGCTATCTGTACCTAATGTTTGAGCTAATATTTGAGCATCTTTATAAGTTGCTCGGTAGTTTTGTTGAATTGATTTTAAAGAGCTATTAATAGTTTCTGAACCCGATGCAGTTTGCTTTTTCGCATCGCCTACGGCTTTGGTAGCCGTTTGTCCAAACGTGGCCATTTCTTTAGAAGCAACCTTTAAGTTTTCGACTAAAGGACCAACATTTGCACCTACTAATACGTTTAATTTTTCGCTCATTTCGCTTTATCCAACTTATCCCAAATATCAATCAATTCTTTATTTTCTTCTAACCATTCAGCTCTTGTTTTTGGTTTTGCATCCCAAGGGAATCTCCACCAATCAGCAGGAAGTGCGCCTTTTCTATGAACCGTCAACACTCTTGTAGCGGTGTATCTTGCTACTTCGTACTGAATCTTTAAACTATCAAATTCTATTAACTTTTTACCCTTGTAAGCCTTTGTAAAGAAGTCAATCGAACTATTTAAAAACTTATCCTCTTCCCATCCCCAAGCATACGCCAAACACTCACATTTATCTATGAGGTCTGGCTCTTGGCGTTTGGGTCAACTTCCATAAACTTAAGCACCTCGGCACTAAATCTAAGTAAAATCTCTTCTATGTCTTTTTTAGTACCCGCATCAAGAATTTGCTCTACTTCTTCAATCGTTTTAGGAGTGCTTGTGAAAAGCATTCCAAAGTAGCCTAAATCTACTATCAAATCAAAGTCGATTCCTTCTTCTGTGTTTTCTAATTCCTTAAAAATCTCGGTTAATTTCTTACCTCGTTTTTTTTCAATCTCTTTAATAGCTCTAAAGCTAAATTTAAACTCGTAGTTTGTGTTGTTAAGTGTTATCATCTTGTTAGTGTTAATAAATAATCTTGATACTTCAAATATACGCCATCCTGAGAACTTATGTTATCAAATCCGCTATTTTGATTTTGGAAGGATATATTTTGAACTTGTGAATCTTTGTAATAGTCTAATGCGCCTCTTACCGCCTCGGCTATTGCGTTTGCGTTTGGGTTCGTTTTACTTAAACTTGTTACTTGAACTCGGTAAAAGTCCATTTCACTTGCACCGCTCTTAGTGTTGGTTGGCATTGTGCTTACTACTTCAAAAACTATAAAAGGGAATTGAGTAGTTTGCGGTGCTTGACTTGGGAAAACTTTGTAAGAAGCCACGCCAGAAGTAACCGAACCAACTAAGCCCGTAACCGCTGCATCACTTATTAAAATATCGTATATAATTTTGTCAATACTCACGCTACTAATCCTTGTTTTTTTGCTTCTTTTCTTACTAAACCTAAAATACCCTCTTTAATCATACTAATACATTGAGGTTTTACCATATCGGTAGCTTTTCTGATTACTCCGAAAGGTTCAATAGAACCTGTGCTAAGTGTTGCCCCATATACTTTTGTCAATCCTGTTTTTTGCTTATTTTTTACTATCCCAATTCCACCAAGTTTATGATTTGCCCTAAACCTTGGAACCGTTCCAAACTCTAATAAGTGAGCAGCATTACCTCCGTAACTAATTCTTAAACCGCTTCCAGAAGTGTAGCGAGGTCCAACGTAGTAAGTGAAGTATGGTTCTCCTTTTTTTCTTGTACGCTTAAACGCCTCTACTGAATTAGCCAAAGCGCCTGTTTTGGTGTGAACCGAATAACCTGCTTTAATTGCTTTTACGAGTGGAGCGGTGGCACTATGTACGACCGCATCCACCTCTTTAGCATCAAGCCATTCCGTTTTAGCCAGACTTTGAATTAACTCATTAATACCTGTAATCTTTAAGCTAATCATTGTCTTTTGCTATTGCTCTTATTTTTAAGCCTTCATTTAATCTTGCACCAAACTCATCAATTGAAGTGATGTTGAAAGTTTTGCCTCTCCAAGTTAATCTCATAGTTTCAGTTATGGTTAACCCCGTAGCCCTTACTTCTACATCTATAATGATGTTGGCTACTTTTTCATCACTTTGTTGACCTTCTGCCCCTCCAACAGGTGTAACTTTTGCCCAAAGGTCATAAAGTTTAGTGTACGCCCAAATCGGGCTACCGTCATTTGCAGTAGCTCCGTTTGGCGTTAATACCTCTATCCTTTGGTCATATTTACCGAAGTTTATCATTAAACCGTACCTGTAGTTGGTGCGCCTGTCATTTCTAAAGTACCGCTAAATGTAACGGCATCTTCCATTGGTGCAGTTTCGCTCAATGAGCTAATAAGACAAGTAGCTTGGTAGTAGATATCTCCTGCTGGACCTGACCAACGAGCGGTAAAAGTTGACTTGCTATTCAAAGCTACGAAAGCTTGAGAAAAGCCCCAATTACCATTTTCAACAAAGACTCCTTCAAAGTCAAATGTTGCAGAACCTTGTCCGTAGATTGATTCCTTCCAACCTCCCGAATCTTTATTTGATACGTCAATCAAAGCACGAGTAAAACTCATTGTGTTTGATTTTAAATTTGCAACGGTAGTTCCGTTTATTTTTAATACAACGGCCGTGCCGTTTAATGGTGATGAACTTGGCATATACTTGTTTTTTTTATTAATCTATAATTGCTAAAATATCGGTTGCAGTTGTACCGGTAGCGAATACTTTAGAACATCCTATTGGTAGGAATGAACCATCTGGCACGTTTTTAAATATTTGTGCGCCACCAACTCCCGTAGTGCTTGCGCTATCTGTTTGACCATTGTACCAAGGCAGAACTACTACATCGCCTCCTGTACCTACATACAATGAACCTATTTGGTCATTGCTATTCTCATCTTTAATGTTTACCGTATTGCTCGGTGTAACTTTTACTACTTTTTTTCCTATTAAACTTAACATCTTTTTTATATTAGTGGTGCGAAAATAAAATTATTTCTATATGGTTCTAACAAGAACTCACTTGCGTGTGGTATCTCGTTTACTTGTGTTCCTGTAACTACATCTTGTCTGTTTTCGTAAAGATGTCCGATAATCATATACATAGCTTGAATTATCGGGCTTGGAACGGCCGCAGCGTTTGCATAACCACAAGTAAAATTTACTTGTAAGGTGTTCATACGCTCAAAGCATTGAGGAATGTTTTTTAATCTAAACCTCGCTGGGCTGCCGTAAATATCTACTTCATAATTGCTTGCTGCAAGCGTTTGAAGTGCGTCATTTACATCATAATAAGTAACCGATTGGAAAGATACCAATGGCGCTTTATTTATGTTGTAAGGCGTTGTTTTCAATTCATCGTAATCAAGTTGGAAAGCCATTGTTTGGCTGATTAAAGGTCGCCAAATTCTACTCTCAACTTGTTGTCTTGCAACGGTTATAAGACTTGTTACAAAGGTCTGCTCGGTATCGCCATTAAGGCGTAAGAAGTCCTTAACCTGTTGGTAGGTCAAAGGCTCGGATGCAGGTTCTGTAAGTTGTCTATAAGTTGCCATTTATTTCTTCTTTTTTGGTTTTTCTGGTGTTTCAATTTCTGAAACTATTGCTTTTTCTATTTGGTTTTCGGCCTCAACCGCATAACCTAACTCAATCATTTGCTCTGCTAATACTTCGCTAACTATTGCTTCTTCTCCTACAACGTAGGCAAGATTAAACATTCCGACAGGGCTTTTTAAAAATCTAACTTTCATATTTTTTTAAATTAGGGGGCAAGCCGAAACCCACCCCCATTTATACAACTAACAACGATTGCTTATGTAGTGGTAGCGTCTAAGATTGCACCAAATACCGCAGGTTGCTCAAAAGCACAATCCCAGAAAGTATTTGCAACGATACGAGTCTGACCTGTTCTTGCTAAAGTGTATGGGTCAATAATTACATCCATTCCGCCAAACTGACCGATTGCAGATTTACCGAACTCTCCGCAAATGATTGCAGAACAAACTCCTGTGGTAGAACCTTTAGTCAAGTTGCTTGGTACGTTTGAAGTGATTGCAGTAATCTTTCCGTCAATTACTCCTGGCTGACCATTGAAGTAATTTTGGTAAGCCATAATCATAGCACCAGAACCGCTATCGATTGCAGTCTGCTTTAATTTAGCTTCTACCTTTGGATTGATTAAGAATTTAAGGTCTTCAACTCTTGCATTTGCAGTTCCTAAAGTTTGAACTAACTCAAGAATCTTAGCGTAAGAAGGTGCGCCACCGTTTGTACCGATTGCTACATTTTGGATGTTTGCAGTTCCAAGTAAACCTGTCATTGCAGAACCAGAACCATTGATGTAAGCAGCCTCAACCGCTACATAGATTGATTCCATTAAAGACTGAATAACAAAAGCCTCTAATTGCGGATTCTGAATTAACAACTGATTTGACATAGGAATGAAAGAACCTAATCTGTGAGGAGTCATAGGTCTTGAAGCAGTAGTAGGAGCGCCACTTGCTAATTCTTCGATTTCAGTACCCCAAGAGCTAACTACTCCTGTCGCTAAACCTGTTAAATCTACATTGTTAGCTAAACCGCTTAACATCTTAACTCCAAGAACATCAAGAACTCTCTTAGCATACAAAGCATCGAAGAATCCTACTTTGTCAGTTTGAATAGTGTTACCACCACCTGTTGCTGAACCTGCGGTCATACGCTTTTCTGCCATAGCATCTAAAACGTTTTTGCCTAAGTAAGTTCCTTTTACTTCGAATCCATTTGAGCGAGCTTCTTTAGCTGATTCATCGATTAACTCTTTTTCTAAACCATCTACAGGTTTGTTGTTTAAACGCGCTTCGATTAACTTTCCTAAAGAGAAGTTTCTCAATTCTTTTTCTTCGCTCTTAGATGCTGATGCACCTGCTGCGGCTGATGCTATTGCTGCTTGACGCTTTTCTTCACGCTCGGCATTGTCAATAGACAAAGATAACTTTTCAACTGCATCGTAATGACCGTTTAATTCAACTTCTTGGTCAGCGGTGCGAGTTTCTAACGCCATTAACGAATCTATCTTATCGTTAACGCTTTTGCGCTCTTCACGCAATTGTAGGGCTGTTTTTTTCATTTTATTTTTTTCTTAATTGTTTTTTATAAAAATATTTATCTTTTTTTGCTTCGGTTGGTTTGCTTAAGTTACGAGAACGAGCAGCTACGGTAGTAGTTTGATAGGCAGGGAATGTAACAGGTCCAAGTTCGTACAACTTTTCAATTTCTAAAATTTCTCTTTCTTCTACTCCGTCTGCCGATTCTCCCCAAGAATCTTTACGCACTATAAACATAAAACTTGAACCTTTTATGAATCCTAATCCAATGTTTTCTGCTACCTTTTCAGCACAATAGTTTTTTATAGCGTATCTATACTTTAATTGATTGTTCTCAATAGATATCATCAAGTCATCTTCCTTGCCTGTTGCACGGCTTAAAATCTCGTTAGAATCGTGATTAAATAAACTAACTACGTTAGACATATCGCAATTATCAAACGCTCTTGCGTTAATTTTTTCTCTATACCAACCCATATCGGTATAAACTTCCATAACTGCGCCAACTCCCTCAATCATTCTATACTCAATCTCTTCTTCGCCTTCGTTACGTTTTTCAACTATAACTTTAAACTCTGGGTTAAACATCCTTGCCTCGGCATTTGGATGGATTTTTTCTATATCTTCTTTTTTCATTGGTCTGTTCCTTTCGTACTTGTTTGTGATTGGTCTTTATTTGCCCAAAAATCATTCTCCTTTGCCGCAGGAATCATATTCACAGGGCTATAAATTTGGTCTGCAAAAGTTTCGTTTATAGTGTTTAACCCTACGAACCTTCTTCCGTCATTAGAAGTGATGAATCCTGCGTATTTAAGTGTCTTAAGATACTCAGCCGTTGACTGCATATCGCCACGCATTAGCATAGCTACATTAAACTTAGCATCCAAACTATCCATTTCATCAAATCTGAATAGTTTTCTTTCTATTTCTTGTTCCCAACGAACGAACCACGGCATTAAGCAGTCTGTTACATATTCGATGTTTAGTTGTTCTAAGTTACTTGAACCTGTTGCGCCTGCTTGAAGTTTCGATAAAGGCATTCTAAACCATTTGGCTACATCTGCCACACTAAACTCTTTTGCTTCTACCATTTGAGCCTCGTTTGGTTGGGCTGATATTTTACTAAACTTTGCACCGCTATGAAGTAAAGCTACTCCGTTATTAGTGCCGTTTATATTCTTATAGGAATCGTTAAATGAGTTCTTGATTGAGTTGGCCGTGTTTTCATCCTTAACAACTCCTGGCACTTCTAAAACTCCCGTCATAGTTGCACCGCTTCCAAAGAATGAACTTGCGTAAGATTGAATCGCCAATGCTGAACCTAAAGACTCGGCCGCATATTGTAAGATTGACTTACCTACATATCCATCGCCCATTGCACGGATGTGGAATATATTATCTTCGCTAAATATACCTTCTACTCCAGACTTTACATCATTGATGATGTAGTAAAGTTTTTGGTCAACTATTTGAACCGTTACATTAGTCGGGTCAACTATTACCATTTGAGTAACTTTCCCATCTGGGTCTCTTCTTAAGTAAGCATAAGCATTCCCAAATCTTAAAGCATACTCTTGCATCGTTTGTTTGAACGTGAAAGGAGTATATAAATTAGAAGGCATCTTGTTTAATAAACTTGTAGCCCTATGCTTTACATAAGTTTTATTGCCTTGCTCATCCACGCTAAAAGTTTCAAAAGGTACTTTAGCCAAATCCTCTGATATGTTTCTGATGCAAGCATAATAAGCCGATAACTTCATAGAAGTTTCAGCGTTTACGGTTTGACCCGATGTATTAAAAACTGATTGAAACCAAGACTTTACTTGAGATAAAGTATAAGTTGATTCTTGCACACCTCCGTATAACTTAGGTGCTGCCCTTTCTTCAACTCCAAATATGCGCTGAATTATCCCCATTTGAGGACAAACTTACAACGGAATACAGAATTTAATTAAGGTAGATAACTTTTGTTACCTATTTTGTTACCTTAAAGAGGCGTGATAGATAGATTTTTCCTTGCGAAAGCTACCATAACTTTTGTAACGATTAAATCCAAATTTCTTGAGATGCCATTCTTCTAACTCGTTCCAAATTGCTTCCCCGTTTTTCGCTCGGTTCTTTTCGTTAACTACCATTTTAAGGTAGCGATTAAAGTATTCTTGTTTATTCATTACCATACATAATTGTCTATTATTGGGTTATCCTTCCAATCTTCTAAGGCTCGGCCGATTGCATTTACTACTGCACAAGGTCCATCAACTTTGTTTTTAGATTTTCCTTTGTGAATTTTGTAATTCCCGTTTGCGTCATCTTGGTAGACTTCTACGTTTGAAATCATCCAAGCCATTACAGGGTTGTTATCGTGGATAAGAGTTTCATTCATTATCCATTCGTAAAGTTGTTTGGTTGGTCCTGTTACTGCGCCTACTGACTGACTAAAGGATTCTACATTTATTGAATGTTCGTTGTAAAGTTGAATCATAAACATACTTGCAAGTGCTTTGTCATAAGCAATAGGTTTGTATTCAAAGTTAGAACAGATGTTTAAAATATCTGTCTTGATGTAATTGTAGTCGGTTGCATCGCCAGAAGTTAAAGTGATGTGTCCTTCTCTTGCCCATTGAATAAAGTTTAATTGATCTGCCTTGGTTCTTTTACCTGCCATTACTTCGGGGATGTAGAATTTCATAAACAATCGCATCTTGGTTCTATCCTCGTTAGGGATGAGAATTGCAAGTGCTGAAAAATCCCCTGTGCTTCCCAAGTCAAGTCCGATGTAAGCGGTTTGTCCGTAATAGTTTTCGATTGAATCGCAAATGCCTAAACTTGACCACCTTTGGCTATCAATCCAAGTCTTTGCCGAATCTGCCCAGATGTTTAGATGCTTAGTTATGAATGAAGGTTGTTTGCTTGGTTGTTCATCTGCGGTCTTAAATTCTTTTTCTAATTTGTCGGGCAAAACAGAAATCCCATAGTTCGGATTGGCTTGCTTCCATACTTGTTCATCTCTCCAATCTTCCGAATCGGCTTCGTACAAAACTACTAAATGACTTTCTACATCGCTAAACCCTTCTAAGATATTTTTGCAGTTTTTAATATGTTGGAAGTATGGTGCGTTCTTATCCGTTCCTGCAGTTGAGATTGAAAAGAATAAAGCGCCATCCCTTGCCGCTTGACCCGTGATGAGATTTTCTTTAAGTTCATCTGTTTTCTGCAAGTGGTACTCATCAAAAATAACCAATGAAGAACCAAAGCCTTCTACGCTTGGCGCATCCCCTGACAAGGCTTTTATATTTGTTTGGTTTCTATTACTGATGACTGCGAATTGCATAACCCTAAAATAACTTTGAAGGTTTGGAGTAAGTTGCACCGTTCTCTTAACCGCCTTAAAACAGATATTTGCCTGCTCTCTATTGGTTGCGGCCATATAAATTTGACCTGCATAATCTGACTGCTCTAAAAATGCGTAAGCTATTGCTATGGCTGCGGCTAAAGCGGTCTTTCCGTTTTTCTTTGGAACGTGAACGGTAACTTCATCAAATCTTCTTAAGTTAGTCTTTTTGACTTTCCACCCAAAAGTCATAGCAATAATAAAGGCTTGCCAATCTTCCAATAAGAAAGGTTTACCCGCCCACTTAGATTCTGTTAAACTTAATCGTTCAATAAACTTGATATATCGGTCAGCCTCTACCGAATCGAAGTAGTACAAGTCGCTTAAAACTAATTCGCTATTCAACTTCTCGCATATCTTTTTAATGTGCTTGCCGTGGTTTACCTTACCGCTAATCACATTACTTATGTATTTTTCGTACTTAGTCATTTTTTCTTTTGTTTTTATGGTGGCTCAATCGCATTTTACCCAATGTTTATAAGGTAGTATGTTATGCAAGTTAGCCCAATAAAAAGTTTAATCAAAGTCGCTGAATGGGTTTTGTTCGTTTTTAACAGGTGCGCTCAATCTTGCTCGGTCGCTTGGAGTGATTCCAAACTTAGAACACATTGAGTTATAGTTCTTAAACGCATCATTCCTAACTTTAAGCATTTGGTTTGGTACTTTCTTAGTTCCTATCAAATCGCCATCCTTGCTATAAACATTCTCTTCTACCTCTAAGCCTTGAGCCTTAACCAAATCATCCGCTTCGCAATAAGTTCCGTATTCGTTGCACAAAATTAATAAACTTCCTACATCTACATTAGTAAGTATTCCAATAGGTAGGTATTCATCAACTATTGAGCGCCAAAGACTTTTAGCCCATTCGTTTAGTTCGGTTGGCTCGGTCAAAGTTAAAGGAATGATAGGTTTTATAGGGTTTTTTACTTCCCTATCCTTTCTAAAAGTACCTTCTAACTTCTTTATTTCATCTGGTTTTCTGTGGCTCATCGTGCGTATATTAACAAATTTTTAGATTAGTCTAAATTTATAAAACTATAAACTGACAATAGGTACATTTAAG